CCTCGTAGGGCATCCTTTTTAGCACGAATGGGCAATATGCCTGGCGCTGAGATGAAAGATGGAAAGCCTACCCGACTTTTACTTTCTCTTAGAGCTTGGGGCGCAACGTCCAAGGAAGACGCAAAGGCTAAAGCCAAAGCGATCTCTAAGAGGAATAGTAAATGAGGCCAGTTTCAGTCGGTAAAGTTTTAACTGCAAATACAGCTACTACGCTGTATACAGTCCCGACTGGCTATTACGCCAAATGCACTTATTTGCACGTTACAAATTCATCTGTTTTGGCTAAAACAATCAGTTTGTCTTGGTATGACGCAAGTTTAGCTACAAGCATTCCAATTGCCGCTGATTACTCAATTCTCTCAAAGATAAATTTTGATCCACTAACTTCAACACAGTATTTTGTGATGGAGGAAGGCGACTACATCACAGCCACTTCAGAAGCTGGTGCAACAATGAGTATTGTTGGAACTTTTGAAGTTCAAGGAGCGCAACGAACATGACCTACTTAGAACTTGTTAACGATGTATTAGTGCGCTTGCGTGAAAGCACAGTATCTACTGTTGGCGAAACAACCTATTCTTCTTTGATTGGCAAGTTTGTCAATGATGCCAAGCGTCAAATTGAAGATACATACACTTGGAATGTCTTAAACCAGACAGTAACAGTTACGACTGCTGGTGGTACAAGTTCTTATTCTTTAACTGGTACTGGTCAGAAGTTTCGTATTGCTGAAGCTCTTAATACTACGAACTATATTGTATTGAGCAACATTGCAGTTTCAGACATGAACCGCAAGTTGAACTTTGGCACACCAGTTCAAGGCGTTCCTACTGAATATTGCTTTAATGGCTCAGATGGCAATGGTGATACAAAGGTAGATTTGTATCCCGTTCCTAATGGTGTTTACACATTGAAGTTTGATGTAACCATCCCACAAGCTAATCTCACTGCTGATGGCACTTCAGTCAAGGTTTTAGACTATTTGGTTGCTCAAAGTGCCTATGCTCGTGCTTTGATTGAGCGTGGTGAAGATGGTGGAACAAACTCTAATGAGGCTTATGCTTTGTTTAGAGGAATGCTCTCTGACGCTATTGCGATGGAGTCCACTCGTTATCCTGAAGACAACTTTGTGGCAATCTAATGGCAGCACAACTTCAAAGTTACAGTCTCTCAGCACCAGGCTTTTATGGCCTGAATACTGAAGACTCTCCCCTTGATTTAGGGGCTGGCTTTGCTTTGGTTGCAACTAACTGCATCTTGGATCAGTATGGTCGTATTGGTGCTAGAAAAGGTTGGTCAAGGGTTAATTCTTCCTCTGGTGCTTTGGGTGCTAACGATGTTGGTGTTATCCATGAGTTAGTCCAAACTGACGGGACTCTTACAGTTCTGTTTGCTGGCAACAACAAGATATTTAAACTTGGTACTGCTAATGCGGTGACTGAGTTGACCTATGGTGGTGGTGGTACTGCTCCTACCATCACGGCATCTAACTGGCAAACTGCTACTCTTAATGGGATTGCATACTTCTTCCAAACTGGTCACGATCCTCTGATTTATGACCCTGCTATAAGTACAACTACTTATCGCAGAGTCTCAGAGAAGTCTGGTTATGTTGCTACAGTTCCTCAAGCCAATATTGCCATCTCTGCATTTGGTCGTTTGTGGGTTGCTAATACATCTACAGACAAAGTGACTGTTACCTTCTCTGATCTGATTGCAGGTCATGTATGGGGTGGTGGAACTTCAGGTTCATTGGATGTATCCCGTGTATGGCCTAATGGTGCTGATGAGGTCATGGGTTTGGCAGCTCACAATGATTTCTTGTTTATCTTTGGTAAACGACAGATTCTTGTGTACTCTGGTGCTTCTACACCCGCTTCTTTAGTTCTGAGCGATACAATTGGCTCTATTGGATGTATTGCTAGAGATACCATTCAAAGCGTTGGCTCTGATGTGATTTTCTTGTCAGACTCAGGTGTTCGTTCACTGATGAGGACAATCCAAGAGAAGTCTGCACCCCTAAGAGACTTGTCTAAGAATGTTCGTTTTGACCTAAATTCATCTTTGGCAGGTGAGACATTGGCTAATCTGAAGTCTGTTTACTCAGAAAAAGAAGCCTTTTATCTGCTTGTTCTGCCTGCATCTTTGCAAGTTTACTGCTTCGATACCAAACAATCTTTGCAAGATGGTGCATCTAGGGTCACTAAATGGGACTCTATTGCACCAACATCGTTACGTTCTTTGCGTAATGGCGACTTGTATATTGGTAAAAATGGGTACATTGGTAAATATGGAACTTATCTTGATGACGCATCAACGTATCGATTTGCGTACTACACAAACAATGCCGACTTGGGAAACCCTAATCAGATTTCCATTTTGAAGAACATTACTGCCATTGTGATTGGTGGCTCTAATCAGTTCTTAACGATCAAGTGGGGATTTGATTATTCTGGTTCTTACCAATCAGAGAACATCTTTATTCCAACACAAGTTAGTTATGAGTATGGCATTGCTGAATACAACATTGCTGAATACACAAGTGGTGTTCCAATTAAGACTTTGACTGCAAATGGTTCAGGAGCAGGAAAGATTGTCCAAACTGGTTATGAAACAACGATTAACAATGCTTCATTTTCTCTGCAAAAAATTGAAATTCAAGCCAAAGATGGCAAAATAGGGTAAGAGGTAAACCATGAGTAATTACACTAAATCAACCAACTTCGCTACAAAAGATAATTTATCACCTGGCAATCCTTTAAAGATTGTTAAGGGTGCTGAGATTGATACTGAATTTAACAATATTGCTACTGCTGTTGCGACAAAGACAGATAATGCTTCTGCGGCAATTACGGGCGGTACGATTACGGGCATCACCGATCTAGCGGTTGCTGATGGCGGTACAGGTGCTTCTACGGCTACTGCTGCTTTGAATAACCTTTTGCCTAGCCAAACAAGCAACGCAAACAAGTATCTCCAAACTGATGGAACAAACGCTTCTTGGGATGCAGTAAGCCTTTCTACTGCTGACATCACGGGAACTTTGCCTGTTGCAAATGGTGGTACTGGTGTAACTTCTTCTACAGGCACAGGCTCTGTAGTTCTGTCAAACAGTCCTACTTTGGTGACTCCCGCATTGGGAACTCCTGCTTCTGGTACGGCAACTAACTTAACTGGTCTGCCGATCTCAACTGGTGTAAGTGGTTTGGGTTCTGGTGTTGCTACTTTCTTGGGTACTCCTTCATCTGCTAACTTGGCTTCTGCCGTAACAGACGAAACTGGTTCAGGTGCTTTGGTGTTTGCCAATAGCCCAACATTAGTTACTCCTGCTCTAGGAACTCCATCTGCTTTGGTTGGCACAAACATCACAGGTACTGCCTCTGGTTTGACTGCGGGTAGTGTCACAACTAACGCTAACTTAACAGGTGCAGTCACTTCTGTTGGCAATGCAACATCTTTAGGTTCATTTAGCTCCTCCAATCTTGCGGGTGCTTTGACTGACGAAACAGGATCAGGTTCAGCAGTATTTGCTACTTCACCTACTTTGGTGACTCCTATCCTTGGAACACCTACTAGCGCAACTTTAACGAACGCTACAGGGCTTCCAATCTCTACTGGTGTGTCAGGTCTAGGAACAGGTGTAGCAACCTTTTTAGCGACTCCTAGTAGCGCAAACTTGCTTTCTGCTTTGACTGATGAAACAGGAACAGGCGTTGTTGTCTTTTCCACTTCACCTACTTTAGTTACACCTATTCTGGGTACACCAACATCAGCAACATTGACTAACGCAACTGGCTTACCCTTGACCACTGGTGTCACAGGTCAACTCCCTGTTGCCAATGGTGGTACAGGAACAGCAACCCCTAGCATTGTTGCGGGAACAAACGTAACTGTTACTGGCACATGGCCTAACCAGACCATTGCTTCATCAGGCGGTGGCGGTGGTGGTGTCGCTTATACGGCAGTCAAAACAGCTAACTACACAGCCGCAAACAATGATGGTGTTCTAACCAATACAACAGGTGGTGCTTTTACAGTTACTTTACCTTCAACTCCTTCGGTGGGCAATATTGTTCTTGTCATTGACTCTTTAAGCCAATGGGGAACAAACAACTTAACAATTGATCCTACAGGCTCTATTAAGATTGCTGGCAATACGGCTGGTGACACATTGGTCTGCGATATTACAGGTGCAACTGTTACGCTTGTTTATACAGGCGCAAGTTATGGTTGGAATGTGGCTGCACAAGTTGGCGGTAATGGCGGGACTGCGGTTACTTTAACTGGTACACAAACGCTGACAAACAAGACCCTAACTGCACCAGTATTGACTACACCAAATATAACTACTGGATTATTGGTGGGTGGTGCGTCTGGTTCGGCTGGTAATGTTTTGACTTCTGGTGGCTCTGGTGCTGCCCCTACATGGACTACCCCATCTGGCGGTTTCTCGGCAATGGATGTTTTGGAAAGCGGTACATCTTGGACTGTTCCAGCAGGAAAAACGCTGATTAAAATTTATGTAACTGGCGGTGGCGGTGGAGGTTCGACATCTGGTAATCCCAGAGGTGCTGGAGGTGGTGGTGGTACAGCTATTAAGTATTTAACTGTGACTGCTGGAAGTACGGCAACTATTGCTATTGGTGGTGGTGGTGGGGCAGGTAATACTGGTGGAACTGGTGGAGATACAACATTTACCTATGGCGGAGTTACCTACACAGGAAATGGCGGTATTGGAGGTTCTAATGCTACAAATGGAGGTGCTGGAGGTGCTGGTGGCTCTTCTTCAGGAACAGGGGCTTTACTACTTAAAGGTCAGGGTGGTAGCAATTATGCAAGTGTAAGTAGTACACCTTCATATGGTGCTGGTGGTAGTTCTTTTTGGGGTGGTGGGGCAGATGGAAATACTAGTAGTAGTGGCGGTGCTTATGGTGGTGGTGGCGCTTATAGCGGGTCAGGCTACCAAGGCGTTATCGTCATTGAATATTAAGGAATAAACATGGCTAAATACGCTGTAATTGAAAACGGAAAAGTTGTAAACATCTGCATTGCAGAATCGTCTGACACCAAGCCTGAAAATTGGATACTGTGTGAATCTGGCGGTATTGGTTGGGACTACACGAATGGGCAATTTGTTGACAACCGCCCTGTACCTGAAGTGGTAACACCCCCCGCACCAACCAAAGAAGAATTGCTTGTTCAACTTCAAGCATTGTCAGCACAAATACAAGCATTGGAGTAAATCATGGCTACAGTTAATTTATCTGGGATCATCACGCCTACTAATGTTGTCACGGCAACAAGCACAACTACGCTTACCAATAAGACGATCAGCGGTGCAAACAATACGATATCAAACATCCCTGCAACAACTGTTTCTGATACAGCTAACTCGTCTACTGGTTATTTTCAAATCCCAAAAGGAACAACGGCTCAACGACCAGGCACTCCTGCTGATGCAATGATGCGAGTAAATTCATCAACAAACTCATTTGAAATGTATTTCAATGGCGCATGGTCTGTTATAAAAGAGCTAGTTGTTCCTCCTCCAGAGGTTGAGTATCTTGTAGTGGCTGGTGGTGGCGGTGGCGGTTCTTATCGTGCTGGCGGTGGTGGTGCTGGTGGATTTAGAACTGCAACAGGATTTGCTGTTTCTTCTGGTACTTCAATTACAGTAACAGTTGGTGCTGGCGGTGCTGGTGGAACAAGTGGAAATCAAGGCGCAAAAGGTTCGGATTCAGTATTTTCAACCATTACCTCAACTGGTGGTGGTTTTGGAGGTGGTGCTGGCGGCACTAATACTGGCGGTTCGGGTGGTTCGGGTGGTGGTGGAACTTCTAACGCACAGGCTGGAGGTGCTGGAAATACACCATCAACAAGCCCATCACAAGGTAGCACTGGTGGCACAGGTGGTGGCTTTAGCGGTAAATATGGTGCTGGTGGTGGTGGCGGTGCATCTGCTGTTGGAGCTAATGGAACAACATCAGCAGGTGGTAATGGCGGTGCAGGTACTGCATCAAGTATTTCTGGAACATCTACTACATATGCTGGCGGTGGCGGTGGTGGTGCAATTTTTAGCGCACCATCTTCTTCTGGTGGCGCTGGTGGTGGCGGTGGAAGCCCAACAAATTCAAATGGAACTGCTGGTAGCACAAACACTGGTGGCGGTGGCGGTGGCGCAAACTCTACCGATGACACTACAGTTCACAATGGTGGTGCTGGTGGCTCTGGTATTGTGATTATTCGCTATGCTGATACATATTTAGCAGCAACTTCTACTACAGGTTCGCCAACAATCACAGTAGCTGGCGGTTATCGTGTCTATCAATGGACAGGTAATGGAACAATTACATTCTAAGGAAGAACAAATGGCACATTTTGCAAAATTAGATGAAAACAATGTTGTTCTTGAAGTGCATTGCGTCAATAACATTGAATTACTAACATCGGAAGGTAACGAATCAGAAACGATGGGATATGCGTTTTTAGTTCGTTGGTCTGGTGGTTATTCTCGTTGGAAGCAAACAAGTTATAACGGCACTATTCGCAAAAACTATGCTGGTATTGGTTACACATACGACTCCACAAGAGATGCGTTTATTCCTCCTAAACCATTTGCAAGTTGGACATTAAACGAAACAACTTGTCGTTGGGATGCGCCTACACCATACCCTACTGATGACAAACGATATTCTTGGAATGAAGAACAATTGGCTTGGGTTGAAATATCCAAAGCTATTTAATGGAGAAAAATAATGGCCGTAACTAGCGCACAAATTGTAGATTTCTTGCTTGCTAATCCAGGCATGACTGATGCCCAGATCGTCACGGCTATGGAGACCTATAGGGTTTCTCCTGCTCAAATGGCTCAAGCTGTTGGGTTAGATGAGGGTGCGGTTGCGGCTCGTGTAGGCGCAGTTATTCCTCCTAATCAAGCAGTATTGCTTGGTGATACTTATGTCCAAGCTGTCAATGAAGTAAGAGGTTCTGGTGAAGATCAACAAGTTGGCCCATTAGAAAATGTTATTACCTATAAAGCTAGTGAGAACCAAGTTGGTGGAAACATCAATTATTACTCTCCTACTGGTGAATACCAACAAACTACTCAACAACAAAAAGTTAATGCTACACAAGACTTTCTAAAGTTCTTAGCAGGGTCTGCCGTTTTGTTTGGCGGTATAGGTGGTGGTTTTGATGGTTTATTTAGTGGCCCTGCCGCAGGTAATGGCGCTTTCTTAGGTGAGGGCGTTGCTTCAGGTATTCCATCCTTTGATGCCGCATTTTTAAATGCTGGTGGTACTTTTAACCCTGCCTTTGGTTTGCCTGTTGGTAATGGCGCATTCTTGGGTGAGGGTGTCCCAACAGGAATACCTGCGTCTGATGCGGCTTTTCTAAATGCTGGCGGTACTTTTAATCCCGCTTTTACATTAGCCCCAGATGGGTTATTGGGAACACCTATAGTAGTTCCTCCCACAGGCGTACCCCCCACTGGAGTTCCTCCCACAGGTGTACCTCCCACAGGTGTACCCCCAACAGGAGTTCCCCCAACAGGAGTTCCTCCTACTGGAGTTCCCCCTACAGGCGTTCCTTCTGTAGTAACGCCTCCTACTGGCATTCCTCCTATTGTTACGCCTCCTACAGGTATTCCAATTCCGACAGTTGCAGACATTACAAGATTGGCTCAAACAGGTCTAACTGCAGCTCAGATTGCTGCCTTGTTCTCAAGCACTGCAACAACAGCTAGTGGTCTTCTGCAACAACAGACATCCCGTGAAGCTGCTCAAAAAGCGCAAGCAATGATTGATGCGGAGACTGCTGCGGCTAAAGCGGCTGCTCAGTTTAGACCTGTTGGAATGACTACTCGGTTTGGCTCTTCACAGTTTGCGGTTGATCCAGTAACAGGTCGATTAACAAGCGCAGGATACACATTAAGCCCTGAAGCTAAAGCGGCTCAAGATAGATTTGTTAAGTTGGCTGAAACTGGTATTCAACAAGCAGAAGGCGCTCAGAAAGCCTTTGAACCACTCCAAACAGGCGCTCAGAGTTTGTTTAAACTTGGTCAAGGTTATCTTGCTCAAAAGCCTGAAGATGTTGCTCAGAACTATCTTAATCAACAAATTGCCTTGTTAAAGCCAGGCAGAGATTTAGAGTTAGCCAACATAGAGACAAGACTTAGAAACCAAGGTCGTTTGGGATTATCGGTGGCTCAAGGTGGTAATTTGGGTGCTGCATCTCCTGAACTACAGGCTTTGTATAACGCTAGAGCGCAACAAGAGGCTCAATTGGCGGCTAATGCTCAACAGTATGGTCAACAACAAGTTGCTTTTGGTGCGGGATTGCTTGGTACTGGTGCACAGACAATGGGTCAGTACTATGCGGGTCAGCAACAGGCTTATGCACCTTACACAACTGCTATGGGACAGATTACTGGACTTGAGGCTTTGGGACAACAACCTTTCTCAATGAGTACAGGTCTTGCCCAACAAACTGCTCAAGCGGGTGCTAATGTTGGTCAATTGGGGCTTCGTGGTGCTGAACAAAGTGTTGCTTTGGCAACTGGCAGAGCTGCAACAACCAATCCTTATGCCACATTATTAGGTGGTGTTGGCGCTTCTGATGCTTTTGGTCAGGTAGTAGGTGGAATGTTTAGCGGTGTTCCAGCAACAACTGCTATGAGCGCACCAGCAACTACATTTGGTACTGGTAACTATTACGGCAGACAAGACCTTGGCTTGTTCTTATAAGGAATCATCATGGCAGAAAATATCGTAGCGGGTTTGTTTGGAATGAACCCACAAATGTATGGTGAGCAACAGCGTAGAAGTGCTTTGCAAGAAGGTATTACCCTTGCTCAACTAGACCCTGCGGCTCGTGGTGCGGCAATGACCTATGCGGGTGCTAGAGGGCTTGGTAACGCTATTGGTGGTGCTATGGGCATTGAAGACCCACAACTAAAGATGATTAGCACTAGAAACACTATTGCCCAACAGATAGACCAGACTAACCCTGAGTCGATCTTAAAAGGCGCACAAATGTTGGCACAGATGGGCGATCAACAAGGTGCTATGGCTTTAGCTCAATATGCTCGTCAATCTCAAAGTGAGATGGCTCTTGTCCAACAAAGACGGGCAGCAGAAACGGCATCCTTGGCTCAAGCGGCTAAAACTCAATTGTCTATCAAACAAGAAGAGCAACTTCGTGATGAGTTGTCTAAACTTCCACAAGGTGCTTCACAAGATGATGTTCTTGCTATTGTTACCAAGTATGGTTCACCAGATAAAGTCTTAGCGGCTTTACAGGCTTCAGCAGACAAAGCCGCAGCTAATATAGCAAGAACTGAATCTGCACAATTGGCTAACCAAGCAAGGATTGATGCGGCTAAGGTTGCGGCTGATGCTAGGATTGAAGCGGCTCGTGTGGCTGGTGCTACTGCTTTACAAATTGCTCAATTGAGAGCTGATTCTGCAAGAGAATTACGTGAACTAACGGCCTCACTTAAAGGCCCGAAAGTTCTTGCTCCTTCTCTACAAAAAGAAGAAGACAAAGAGTTGGAATTGGTTGATTCATTAACTGCTCGTGAGACTTCATTAGCTCCTGCTATTGCAACATTGACTCCTGATCCTAGAACAGGTAAGCCACCTTTAGAACTTGGCCCTGTTAACAATCTGCGTTATCAAGCACAAAATGCCGCAGGTAATTCTAGTGTTGAGAGCCGAAACTATGCGGCTTTGCAACGTGCTGTTCAAGAGGCTACCAACTTGAAAACAGATGCGGCTAAAGGTGTTCAGACTGACAAAGACGTTTTGCGCTTTGCCAATGAACTTATTGCGGCTTTTGGTGGTAATGATACAAAAACCACACTTGAGGCTCTCAGTAACTTCTCCAAATCTACTGGTAAAGCTAAAGAAAATGCTCAAAAACGCATTGATAGTCGTCGTATATCACAAGGTATAGAACCTTACTACGGCCCTAAAGCTGGTACTGCACAAAACCCTATTAAACTTGACTAAAGGTAAGCATCATGGCGACTG